AGAACAATTCTTTTCGCCGCGTAGCTGCGGCGTTTCTTTTTGCCCCGGGGTCTCCCGGGGCTTTTTAATTGCTGATCACTGCCGATTGCACCATTCCTGCAGAGCGCGTACCAGCGCGGATCCGCCGGACAGTTGATTCATCAGTTGAACAGTGCGTACCAGGTGTTGGCTCCGCAGTATCCATCAGCTTCGAGGCCTTTGGATTTCTGGTAGGACTTGATCGCGGCAGTCAGACCGTCTCCGCAGAGAGCGTCCATGTTGCCGAAATAAAAGCCTTTCGCTGCGAGGATGAACTGAACCAGGAAGGTAAAGGTTCCCTGAGTTCCATGGCTGACGGTGGCTTTCGAAGCAACTTTTTTGCATGATTCGAAAAAGTTCTTGTTGGTCGGATCCAGCTTCGTGCCGTATCTCCGGTTCATCAAGTCTTTCCAAACCGCCAGGGCAGCCCATCTGGACTTATCGCCGTAGTCTCCGTCCACGCGCAGTTTGGCTCCACAATACTTCAGGATCTTGTCCCCATAGTTGCTGTTGAGCCATTTCTGACCATCAGAAACGTTGTTTCTGGCATTGTTGCTGCCGGATCCGGTATTTGCATTCATCCCGGATGTTCCGCCGGAATATCTGCCATTTTCGACGTTGGTGGCTGTGTGGGCTCCATCGTTCAGCAGGACATCTCCCTCTAACAGGTAGTCCGGGCCATTCAGGTATTTGCTCTCAGTCAGAACCAGGAATCCCGCTGCCTTGAATGCTTTCCGCATGTCTCCGGTATAGGTGGCTTTCAGATTTTTCAGGGCATCAATATCAAGCAGGTAACCGATCGCTCTGACATTGGCGATGACTCCTGCGGAGCAATCAGCCTCGCAAGCAACCGTGATCTGCGACGGATCGTAATTGCTGGCCTTTAAATGCTGCCAATAGGTATCGCGCTGTCCCTGATCGTAACCAACCAGGTCATTTTTCGCGGCTTTTACAGCAAGCTCTGCGATTTTCGCGCGGACTGCTGAGTTCGGATGTCTCAACACGCACTTCCACGGACGGGAATACCACGGGATCAGTGCCCATTCGGTTCCTGTCTGATCTCCAGCTCTGCCGCCAGAATATCTTCCGTTCTCATCATGTCCACTATTTGAAATTAAGCTCATTTTTTTCTCCTTCTACCGGCGATTGCGCCGGCGCAAAAAAAGGACGGTTGTCAGCCGCCCTCACTCTGTTTTCTGTGTCTGCTTAATAATCTGATTTACATAGTTACTCAGTCCAGAAACGAGGATTCCCTGCGTGACCGCCGTAAATACTGCCATTGCCGCCTGCTGACCGGTGCACACCTCACTGGTAGCCAGCACCCAGATAGCACACAGTACAATGCTCACGCCGCCGAGAATCAGAGGAATATACTTGTCCTTTACAGCCTGCGCCTGTTTGAGTGCCATACCAAAGAAATACAGGGCAACTGCCACCACAATAAGTTCCGGTTTCACATAATTCATAATCTGTTCCATATTAATCACCTTTCTTTTTGATATGTAATTCATCAATTTCCTGCTTCATTTTCGTTACCATACCATTTCCACCTAATGCATGATAGGCTTCGTACATTTCACAAAAATTCTGGTATGCATAGGATGGGATGTCTCCCAACTGTGTATACTTGCTATGGTACTCGATCAGCTGGACCCTGAGCAGCAGCATGGTTCCCTTGCTGTTTGCGTCCCGGTCTCTTTTCTGGTTCTTTAGAAGCCAGACGATGTACCCAAGAAGCACTGGAAGTACTACAGTATATGTCTGCATTAATATTTCGCTCACTGCACCGTCTCTCTTTCTTCTTGATTCAAAAAAGCAGGACCGTTTCCGGCCCTACTCAGCTTTCTCCTTTTCTTCTAATTCAGCGGTATACTTATCATACTCATCCCAGATGTCATTTTCGAACTTATCAACAATGTCATCAATTGCTGCCTTGTCCGATCTGTATTTTCTTCCGTTATTGATATACCGATTGATAATCGGCACATCCGGATGTTTTGCATCCATGTTCGCATCCATGGATACTACTGTTTCACCGTCTACTGTGATGATTCCTGAATAGTGGATATCCTTTGTGTAAGTTGCTTTTACTTCTGACATAATGTATGTCCTCCTTTAAATTAATTATTTCCAGAGAGATTATCTCTCATGGTATCAAGTTCACTTCTGAGACCTACAACCTCCAATTCGAGTTTGGATCTCCTTTCTTTTTCAAGCTGTAGTTCATGCGTTATTACAGCGATCAAATTGGTATATACCATACTATAGGTATCAATATAGCCATCCTCTGTGTTCTTTCTGTCGTGGTGTACCAGATCCAGTTCGTCTTCTCGGATTCCGAGTTCTCGCATGGCTTCCACAACATCCTGTGCGACAAATCCATAGCAAATGCGTCCATCGCCGTCAATCATCCGATACTGAACTGGTTTTAAGCGATCGAACAGCTCTGAATGAATATCCGTCTTATTGATCTTGCTCTCACCGAGTGGAAATATGTTTGTTTTGGCGCGGCGATCGGATGTGACCTGTGGGGAGTTTTTAACGATCAAACGCTCCCATACTCTTCCACTATCTCCTAGCATAATCTTTTCGGAGTACGCCTTGGTCGGTGCGAACGCTCCAGTATACACTCCTCCAGACCAGCCACAGCCATAAAATTCGACCTCTGCCTGATAACCTTTCTTCTTTGATTCAAGAATAATGCTACCGTTACCAATATCGAAGTTTGCTTTGTTGTTGGCATCCGAGTAAGTATTTACAACGAAAGAATCGTCAACAGCCCCGGCTATACAGCTTCCAGAAGAACTTGATGTCTCCAATACAGATTCGTGGACACCTTTAATATCTACATATTCGCTCTGGATTGACAGAGCCGCATTGCCGGATTTTGTTTCAACCAAAATCTTACCGACACCGCCACATAACTCAATAACCGCATCTTTTGCGTTCTTTCCAAGCTGGATCAACTTATCACCATAATATGCGAGTGTCGTTCCTGCCCGGTTAAGAATCTCAAATGCTGATGCTGAAATCTTAGTCCGATAGCCAGACCAAGATCCGCTGGTTTTATTACCAACTTCCAATCCGGTCCCATCAGTAAACTGCATAAAGTTGGTGGCTGTTTTTGCTGCTTGTAAAGGATTCGCATTAATTGAACCAGATGGTAAAGAAGCTAATTTGGTTGATGTCCACATCACTGTATATGGGCCAGAACCTTGAGTATAGTTAAATACTCTCAGATGTCCCCACGATTCATTTAATCTTGTTATAAGGCCCCACGTCGAAGTAGCCTTTTTATAGATCCATAATGGCCATCCGCCGGAAGACCTTAGAAAATCTAATCCAGGGTCGATTGTATTTCCAGACGCAAAACTAAACTGCACATCTGTTATTTCAAAACCTCTGCCGCCGAGTTTAAATGTGGTTGGCTGATTTGCGTATGCACCGGTGATCTTTATTGTAGCAAATTCGACATAAAGATTTGACTCACCGTTTCCATTTACCGTATGCACTACCTGATTTGCGTCCTTACCTGCAGCGCCCTGTGGACCTTGAGGACCTGTTGCGCCGGTTGCACCTTTATCTCCCTGAGGACCTTTATCGCCTTTTACACCTTGAGGACCTTGTGGTCCCTGAGGACCAGTTGCTCCTTTATCCCCTTTATCTCCTTTGGCACCGGTTGCACCTTTATCTCCTTTACTTCCCGTGACGCAAACTGCTGTTGTCGTTGAAGTCGTGTTGTCAGTATAGGTAATCACTGATCTCGTCCAAATATATTTACTGTTCTCCCATCCAGGATAAGTCGTGCTCCACGATCCGCCGGACATGGCTGTTGCTGACGTTGATTTGTAATACTGTTCTACAATAGATTTAACGCCTTTACCGGTTGCACCAGTCCCTCCAGTATCTCCTTTATCACCTTTGGCTCCGGTTGCTCCCTGTGCTCCTGCAATGCAAACTCCATTTTGATTTGGCGAATACGTTCTGTTACCAGCTCCGTCCGTTGTTACCGTACGGCTCCACATATACTTTCCATTAACCCATGTCGGCGCTGTCGTCGACCATGATCCTCCAGAAAGAGAAGTCGGCGATGTCGAAAGATAATACTCCACGTCAACAAAAGACACATAATCCTCAGGTGCTGGAGTCCAGTCAGTTGCCGTATTGCCTTTTTCGATCTTAAGGTTTTTAAACTGATATGAGACCCCAACATTACTGTTCATTCCGGTAAAATATGTATTCTGTGAAGTTCCGCTAGGCAATGTTGCTGCTGATTTTACAACCCATACCAGTTTTGTCCATACATTCGCAACTGTTTTGTTGTTTACGGCTTTACATGATTGTATCAACATGTTTGAACCGTCATCATGTCTAAAGTCTGGATTCATTGATGTAGAAACACTTGCTTTGACATCTACGGATACGGTATAATTAGTGTCAGCCTCCCATTTTGTGCGTCCAATATAAGAAAACTGTATTACAGACCATCCGGATTGTTTTACCGAATCTCGTGTAAGCTTACATGTATTAACCCCAGTTTCGGATACAGATTCTTTGGAATAGCCGCCAGTTTGCATTGACCAACTCCATCCGGTTGTTCCTTTATTGGTATTGGTCGCCAAATTTCGTCCGCCGACGACAATTCCTTCCGGTGTACTACCAACGTTGTAAGCAGTTGAAGTTGTATTATCCGTATAGGTGATGATCGTACGAGTCCAGAAATATGGTTTGTCCGCACTTGTCGCCGGAGGAGTTGCTGACCATACTCCAGTAGGGATCGTAGTTCCAGACGAACTTGCCTGATATGTAACCGCTGTGGATTTAACGCCTTTTCCAGTTGCCCCGGTATCGCCTTTATCCCCCTTACTACCTGTAGCTCCTGTTGCACCCCTCGGGATAATTGTATGGCTTATGCATAAACCTTTCAGATCTCCAGATGCAGTATTACTCCGATAATAAGCAACATGAGCATTTTTTGTATCTGTTGCCGTTCCAACGATCGCGAACATATCCCCGATTCGGCAGCCATTACGGATACCAGATGTACTAGACCAAGTTTCTTCGTGATTAATAGTTCCGTATGCCGTCCACTGAGACTCGGTGAAGGCATCTCTGACTACATTTGCTACAAGACTATATCCCTGTGAACCAGTGGCACCAGTAGCACCTTTGTTACCATATACACCGATAACTCGTTTTGTTGTGTCTACAGTTGTCCCATTTGTATAAGTAATTGTCTCGTAGTTCCAGAGATATTTATTGCTCTCTGTCATTGTCGGAACCGTAGACGACCATGAGGTAGGAACAGTCGAATTTGACGCGGAGACTGCATAATGCTCGGTAATACTCTTAATACCATTTCCGGTTGATCCGGTATCACCTTTATCCCCTTTACTTCCCCGATCACCGTATGATCCAATGATGCAAGGCGCAGTTGTACTCGCCACGGTTCCGTCGGTATACTTCACAACCTCATAATTCCAAAGATACTTCTTAGCCGCAGACACCGACTGGACAGCTGTTGTCCATCCACTCGTCGCCGTTGTAACTCCGCTGGAAGATGCCGTTGCCAGGTAATAATTGACTACTGATCCAATACTCTTTCCATTGGTGCCATTTGCACCATTGGTTCCCATACGGCCGACACTATATATCGTGGATGTTGTGTCGTCAGTGTAAGTGATGATTGTACGTGTCCACAGATACTGCCCCGCGGATGCAGATGGCACAGACCCAGACCATGTGCCAGTTGGAACTGTTGTTCCGGAAGTTGAAACCTGGTATGCAACAGATGTCGATTTAACCCCCTTACCCGTATCACCCTTATCACCTTTGGCTCCAGCCTCGCCTTTGATTTTCGCCCACTTATACGTTCCGACACTTGTAGGATCATCTTTTGCATAGTCCACGCATGTTCCGATATAAGCGCCAATATCCTCACCACTGTTCCCGGTGAATGTCTTCCCACCGTCATTGCTATATTTGATGTGCAGATAACTGGTTTTCCCGTCTGCTCCATTGGTACCTGAAATTCCCTGTTTTCCCTGTGGCCCCTGCGAACCTTCCAGCTGCTGCCAGCTGTACTTCTTCGGATCATCCGAATCCGTCTGTGTAAAATCCACATACGTTCCAATGTATTTTGACGGTGTCTCTGTCATCTGAGACGCAGAGGTCGGATTCGAAACCGCAGAATATTTGATGTGAAAATAAGTAGTTTTTCCATCTTTTCCATCTGCTCCCTTCGGTCCTTGAATTCCCTGTTCTCCCTTTTCACCCTGCAGTCCACGCAGTCCCTGTTCGCCTGGATCTCCTTTATCACCTTTCGGCCCCTGAAATTTGCTCCAGCGGTACTTCGCCGGATCTGTGGAATCCGCTTTGACAAAATCTACATATTGGCCGATATATGTCTTATCAACTGCATTGGTTGTCGAAAATCCTGTTTTTCCATCAGCGCTCGTTGCATAGGCCATATGCAGGTAACTGGTTTCGCCATCCGCTCCATCGTTTCCCGGAACACCATCCGCTCCGTCCTCGCCATCATCGCCCTGGAACTTCCGCCAGGTATATTTGGTTGGGTCTGTGCTGTCCTCAAGCGTATAATCTGTATAGGTACCAATATACTTTCCGGTATCTTTTCTCATCTGATTTGCTATCGGATTCGGAACATCAGCATATCTCACATGAAAAAAGCTTGTCAGACCGTCTTTTCCAGGTTCTCCCGCAATTCCCTGATCTCCAACAACCTTTACCCAGGTGTAGACACTCGGATCCGTCAAAACCGGCTGCTTTGTCGTCTGATTGTATGCAATACCCATATATGCTTTTCCGGCAGATTTAAGCGATATTCCAGCACCTGTTTCTGTATCAGCAAACACAACCCAAGTGTAAAACGTCCGGTTCTTTGCCAGCTTCTCAAACTGTGCAGCCAGGCTCTCCATCTTTTCTGAAATTCCACTCAATTTCAGCTTGTATTCGCCCAGCGTTGCCGTGTACTCATCATTGTAAATGGAGGACTCCAGTTTCATGATTCTTGCAGACAAATACAGTTCTCCGGCATCATCTACAATGTTCACTGTATCGCCGATCTTGATTCCATCCGGCAGATACGCCAGTTCCACTTCGTAGGATACGGCTGCATCATAGATCTTTTTCAGCTTTGATACGGCACGATTGCACAACTCTGACTGACTTAACGTATCATAGGTGTAAGTCTGGACAATATGACCGGTTCCATTTCCTTTTTCGGAAAGATACCGGCTCCATTTGGCCACTGCGCTCCGGGAATAAATCGTACTGCCGGACAGATATATATCGCCGTCATCATACTTATACCCTTTCAGATTGATCGGCGTTTCACTGTCTTCCGGATATCCGCCGGTAACGGAAAGTGCCGTAGCCAGATCTTCTACTGAACTTTTTACAATGATATTTTTCACTTCCCGGTTGATCCGAAGTTCTCGCCCCTGATCTACGCCGCGCTTCTTATGCAGGTTGATATATTTGTGCTTGATTTTCAACCGGTCGATTTCAAAAGTATAGGAAACTTCCGCGTCAAACTGCGTGGCAACGCTCAAAATACGCTCAGAAGCGGTGGTCTCACCCTCCCAGGACAGTTTCCGGTTATAATTGCTGACCTCATTGATTCCAATTTCAAAGCCGGAATCGTCGCTGAATTTTTCAACATAGTAGCTCGCTGGATATGCCTTGTCTGCTTTGTATTCGCCAACTGTCTCGTTCAGGAGATCCATACCGGCATCCTCGGCATAGATTTCTACTTCCTGTTTGAAAATATTTTCTTCGCTGGTAATGATCGTATAAAATTCCTGCTCATCGCCATTCTTCCGAAGAATATAATTGCCAACAGAACCATACTGTTTCGCATCATTCCGCGTGCTCGCCGTGTAATTCAGCGTAAATTCTAGTGTAGCAACACCTGCTTCCACCTCTTCTGTTTTCAGATCATCAGAAATGTACAATCCCTTCGGTAGCTCTGTGCTTGCCTGCCCAAGGACATTCATATGTCGGTCCGCAAAATATAAAATCATAGAAACACCTCCCTGTATTTCATTGTGTATGTTGGCTGTGTTGCCCAGTCCGATGCAATGCATTGGATCTGATTCATTCCAGGCTGCAGGCAAAAGTTCTCCCAATCGTTGCCCAACGCACCAAGATCCTGTCTCGGAAGTCCCTGTAACATGACCTCTCCATTGCTACAGTCAGCTGTCAAAACCTGATTTACCGAAAATTTATTCGGAATATCACGCCATTTTTCTACATTGTCAATTCTCACGAAGATGCCGCGGAAATAATTTCTGGTGACAAGCTGATTTCCTGTATTTCGACTTCCCCACTGTCCCAAATACAATTTCACTGTTGCCACTTTCACATCTTTTAATTCTGGAACTGTAAATTCCGGATAACTGCCCTTCCAGAAAAAACGTATTTTCTCTCCATGTTTCATCATGTCGCTTGCGCCATACGTTTGGCTGTATGGGTTTGCATCTTTTCGATGGCAAGGTTCAAAAGTATATGTTTTGACGATACGCGGGTTGTTTCCACCTACCCACATATTCATGTGCGCTGTGTTTCCGATCGTATCGGTTTTGTATATCTCCTGGCAGCAGATCATTTTTCCGTTCGCATCGCAGAAAGCAATCGCCTGGCAGCCCGTCTGCCCCATAAGACCAGTTTCAAACCAGCTGTTCATGTAACAATAGAGGTGCGTCGCTCCCTTTGCTCCATTGGAATCTACCACATCAATAGATTTCATAGCTCCATTCCAGCCGTTTGTGTTTGGACTTACATATCCACTGCTGGCCAGATACAGACCTTTGATGCTGTCTACGCTCATGACACCCAGCTTTCCAGCCGTCTTGCTGTTACTGTATAAGAAGTTGCTCCCTGTATCATCTTTCCACGCCGCATCCTGTGACCAGACATATTGGTCAGCATAGCTTGTTATCAGTTCGCTTTTTTTGTATGTTTCTCCGTTCAACTCATCCGGATCACCGAACTGAAGAATTTTCTTGGAGTCATTTACAAAACCTACTACTCCATTTTCACTGTGCATTACTGCCTGAAGCTTTGGAAAGGCCCGATAAGTGCCGTTGTACGACACAATGAACGTTTTTCCGTCATCCGCAGTCGGATTCACCGTAAATTCTTCCACCGAATACTTGAATGGATCCGCGCAGTAAAATTCCAGCTCCGATGTAATCGAGTTCTTTCCTGCAGGCACCTCACCGGTTCCCTGCTTTGTTCCGATATAATATTTGTCCGGCTCATCCGCAAAAATAAGAGTCGCCTGTTCTTCATCCAGAAGAGCATTCAGCTTGTTATACGCACTACGAAAAGCCGAATTATCTTCAGCAATCAGTTGATATCCAACCACAATGGTTCTGGGTTGATAGCGTTTGCGCCGGTATTTCGTACCATCGGATACGCCAGTTTCCAGATCTGTAATCTCCGTCCCTAAAACTTCCCGGCCAGACACATATAGTGTCCGGTAGCCGGGAATCACATTTTCCAAATAGTTTCCATTAAACATGAGAGCCTCCGAAGGCAGGTTCTGCCCTGGGTACCGCTCTGTGGTATCTACAAAGTTATACATTAGTTCTCCTGCCTTTCTTTCTGTTCTCCCTTGTCTCCTGTTTCTCAATTTCTTCTCGTGTATACGTTGCAGTCGCTTTTCCAATCTCTCTTCCGTCCAGATTAACCGGTACGTAGATGGTATACTTTCCGCTGCTGCTGTACTGGTAACTGTCGTTCAGATCTTCATAGCCTGTTCTAAGGCTCATCCCGATTTCCGGCACAGGTGCAAGCTCTGGAATTTGTATCAGTTCCATAGTTGCCTGTTTTGCTTCCTGGACATGATCCATAAGCCCGTTGATCCAGCCGATTCCAAAATAACTACCAAGCTTATCCGCAACCCGTGACGGACTGTGAATCTGTGCTTTCGCGCGGATTGCCGCCTCTGCAGCAGCCGCAAGCTGTGCCGCCACTGCTCTTACATGTCCAACCTGGCTTGCCATACCATTTGCAAGACCCATGCCGATGTATGCGCCATACGAATAAGTATTTACGTTGCTCAGAGGTGCCTTTGCCGCATTTGCAAGTGCGCGTGATGCGCTCGTTACAGTACTGCTTTTTGACCTGATTCCGTTTGCCATATTGTTTCCAACGCTTTGACCACTGCGAAGCGCCGCCGGTTCTGTCGTTTTTAACGCCGCATTCACTGCCTTTGAAACATTTTTTGCATTGGAAACTGCTTTTGTCCCACTACTCGAAATTGTGCTTGAAAAATTGTTCATCGATGTGGACGCAATATTATTCAATGGTTTTAACCCTGCATCCATGCTTTCTGTAACTGCTGTTCCTGCACTCGTGCCCGCTGATGCCAAAGCTCCGTTGCCACTGTTGATTCCGGATGTAATCGCATTGATTGCCGTGTCACCTATGCTGCTGGCGGATGCAGCAACACTTCCAATTCCAGACTGAATTCCAGCCGCCGTACTGCTTGCCGCGGTATTTCCGAGTGCATTTGCCGCACTGGATACCTGTGAACTTCCGGCATTAATTCCCGATACTGTACCAGACGTTACGCTTTTACCACCCTTTTCTCCTCCAGTACACCAGTCGCTGATATCACCGAAGAACTTTCCAATCTTTCCACCAATCTTAGAAAGTCCGCCAAAAATTCCTTCCCCAATAGCCAGAACAACCTGTTTTCCAACTTCCAGCCAATCTGTTGCCATAATCGTGTCAATCATAGCGGACAGTACCTGCGGAAGGGCTGCCACCAATTGCGGAATCGCTCCTATAATTCCCTGCGCCAGCGTTCCAATGATTTGAGCTGCCGTCATCAAAATTGCAGGAAGATTCTGCAAAATTCCCTGTGCAAAAGAACTCAGCGATTGAATTGCAGCGTCGATCAGTGACGGCAAATTCTCAGTAATTCCTTGTGTCAGTGCCAGTAAAAGTCGCATACCAGTCATAATGAGCTGCGGTAATGCAGAAGCAATTCCTGTAATAAGTGTCGTTACCATGCTGACTGCTGACGGAATCAGCTCCGGCAGGGCACTGATCAATCCTGATACCAGCGATTGAACCAACGTTACGCCGCCCGTAATCAAAGCAGGCAGATTCGCTGTAATTGTGTTCAGCAATTCAGAAACCAGATGCCCGCCCTGCTGAATAAGATCTGGAAGTCTGCTGGCCATTCCATTGACCAAATTCGTGATAAACTGCGGTCCCTGTGTCTGCGCCAGTTGCAAAATGCTGTCAATCTGCGACCCAAAGGTCTGATAGAGCAGTCCAAGCCCGGCGAGTACTACGGCGATTAAGGCCGCTGGCATCAACGCTTTCATTGCAAGACCCATGATCTGGGTTAAGCCGCTGAACATCTTTGATCCAACGCCGAGAATCAACTTTCCAACCGTCTGGACCGTTGATGTAACTGTCTGCACAACTTTTCCGCCCAGCACACCGATTTTTTGTATCCCGTTGGCGCCATCCAAGGTTGCCGCATCCAGAATATCTTTAAATGGATTTTTTATTTTTCCGACTGCGGACTGTAATATTCCTCCCAGTTTCGAATTGCTGAATGCATTTCCGAGACTTTTTCCAGCATTTTTTGCCCATTGTGGTGTCTCTTTTAGGGTTTTATTTACGCCTCCAATACCTGCAGACACCAACTTCCACGTATTTCCTTGGAAGAAATCGCTTGCTTTGGTAACAACACCCAAAGTCCCGAGAACTGCCCCAAAAGTCTTTACTTTATCGCCGGTTCCATCCAGAAGATCTCCAATTTCTTTCAATCCACCTTCCAAGCCGCCATCTTTAAACGCGGATCCGAGCTTTTCAACCCACTGAATTGCTTTTTCAATATACTTTCCATCGGATAGTTTTTGGTTAAGTTCATCTACAGCATTCTTAATATTTTGAACAAAACCGCGGAAATTGTCATTTACCTGTTGAAAAGCTGTAATTCCAAGCCCTTCCAGCGAAGATTGCAGTTTTGTGAC